CCTTGAGGCTACTTGCGTTCACTTTCTGTTTGTACTTTTCTCTTAAACTACTCATTTCATTCTGTTTTTATTGATTTGATTAAATAATTCACTTTACTGCTTTTTCTGTTACTCTGATTTCAATACCGTTTATAACGCCTTCCACGATTTCTTTTTCAAATTCTTCAGGTCTGAGCTTTTCACTCATTTTAGTAAGCTTTTCATCTTTGCTCTTTAAAGCCCAATACAAGGACTTAACTATGCTGGAATACTTGGCTGCACTAATTACTTTTTTACGCCTTGTCTGCCACTCAGGGGAGCGCACAATGATGTGATTCAATTTGCTATCCGAAAGCCCCTTGGAAGAGATTGTTGTATCTCCAACCTTAACAAGACCTTTCTGAATATCTTCTACCCTATTTGATTCAAAAACAGTAAGTTCAAGACGAGCATGTCTTTCTATTTCTTCAACCTCTGCAAGCAAGTTACCTATCCTGTTTAATTGAACCGAACTTGTAAGCATTTCGCCCATTATGTTGTGGTACTGGATTTTGGTAATTGCGTCCACATCCACATCCGTGTCAAAAGGGTTGATTAAGAGCACAACCATTTTGTTAGGCATTTCAAGTATTACTTTTTCTTTCTCCATTATACCTATTTTTTCAACTTAGTTTAATTATCACTTTCAATCCAAAAATAAAAAACTTTTATTTCTTGTGCAACTTATTTTGATATTCAAAGCCAATTTCTTTCAAATATTACTCTTTTCATTTAACTTTTGTGTTTCAAATCCGTGAAAAACCGACTCCATACCCTTAACGATGGTCTCACAACACAATTATTTTAGAATACTTATTGCAATAAATCGCATTGCTGTCCCTCCAACTATCAAAAACAAGGTTTCCAGATATAAGGGTAATTCTATCCTCGCATTCGCTTATATCGGATTCAAATTTCTCATAGCATTCAGCCCATACAACCACAGGAAGCAATGCGCCATTGTTGTCAAGAGTAATTTCAGCAAAAGTTCCTTTTTTACTGTTTCGTGTTTTGACTTCCTGAACAACGCCCATGACATATTTGCCTTTCCCAATGGAGCGTTCCAAAAAGAAAGAAGTAGGCTCCACGTATTGATGATTTTCTTGAATGTACTTGTCGACAATAAGCCTTTTGTAATTAATAATTCCAAGACCACAAAGCTGTTTTTGTAAAAGTGTCCATTCATAGTTTTTTTCGGGCAAAGTGCTTTTATCAAATTCCTCTTTCCTGAAAGCTGCAAATTCATCAATAAGCCTTTCTCGTTCGCTTGGATAAACAATGCCTCCTATTTCATCAAAAGCTCCGCACAGGATTAAATTGAACATTGCTTTCTTATTCAGAACGCTCTTATCAACCCTGTTCAATAGCTCTTCGTAAGAAAAAAACCTTCCTTTCTGCCTTTCCTCTAATAATTTATCAACGGCAGCAGCTCCCACGTACTTAATTGATCCAATAGACCAATAAATAGAGTTTGCTTTAGACTGGCAACTAAATCCCCTTTCAGAGTGGTTTATGTCTGGTGGAAGCAATTTTAAGGACTTGTCCTCGCTTATCTCAGCAACCCTTTCAAATATCTTATCTCCTGCATGCTGCAAAGTAACAGTCCAGTATTCTATTGGGTAGTGTACTTTAAGGTACTGACAGATATATCCTGTAATTGCATAACAGGCAGCATGTGATTTATTGAAACTATATCCTGCAAATACCTCAATATTATCCCAAAGCTCCATAGCCTTGATTTTCTGATAACCATTTTCAAAAGCCCTCTCAATGAATATTTGCTTGTACTCCTGCATCTTGGCCCAATTCTTCTTTCCAATAGCTTTCCTGATTCCATCGGCTTCTGACATAGAAAAGCCAGCTATTGCACGAACGGCTTTCATAATTTGCTCCTGATACACCAAAAGCCCGTAAGTTTCTTTTGTTATCTCTTCAAGTCCCTTATCGTAGATAACTTTTGACGTTCCATTTTTCCTTGAAACATAGTCATTATGAGCCCCTATCTCAATGGGTCCCGGTCTATACAACGATACTGCTGCGATAAGATCATTTATATTTTCAGGATGTAATTGTTGGCAATAGGAAGAAAGATTTGTTGTCCCAAATTGAAAAACATCCTGGTTCAAACCTTGCTGAAACTTAGTGTAAACAGCATCGTCATCCAAAGGAACCGAAAATACATCAATTACATCCTTGCCATTTGCCTTAATAAGCTCAATTATGTCCGCAAACTTTTGAAGCTGCTTTAATCCAAGCAAATCTTTTTTCAAAAATCCTGCTTGCTCAATATAAGTACCTTCCCATTCTGTTACAATGACCCCATCCATAGACTTAACCGGAAGTAGGTCAAACACCTCTACTTTTTTACCGTCTTTTATTTTAGGAGCAATAATAATTCCTGCTGCGTGTACCGAACTATTCTTTTGTTGATTTAAGAGCAACGGGAGCATAGAGATAATTTTGTAATTGCGCTGAACAAAAGCCCTCAGTTGCTTTTTCTGAGCTGCTATTAAAAACAATTCAGTGTAGCTGGATTCAGGCTCTATCATTGCAGTGATATAGTTAACTGTTTGAGGGGTGTCAGCAGAAAGGTGTCTGCATAAGTCCCGTATAGCCTGTCTAATTTTAAAAGTCGAGTAAGTTCCTATTGAAACTACGTTGTTTTTACCGTATCTTTGTTCAACATATCTTTTTAAATCATCACGCATAAAACTTTGAAAATCAATATCTATATCCGGCATTGCACCGCTTTCTATCCTCGCTTTATTCAAGAATCTTTCAAATAAAAGCCCGTATTTTATAGGGTCTATCTTAATAATCCCAAGACACATCGCAATCAAACTTCCTCCAGAAGATCCACGGCCTACACCAGTTAAAATATTTTCCTTATTACAGAACTGAACTATGTCATAAAGAATAAGGAAGTAGTCAACAAAACCACCACTGCTTATTACATCGAACTCTTCTTCTAATCGGTCAATGTATTCATCAGTAACTAAATCGTTCTTTTCAAGAAACTCGGTGCAAAAAGTGAGCATCATTTCTTCATTGGACTCATATTTTTCAGATTCTTCCTGAGTCATTTCATAAGAGGGGAGAAGCCTTTCATGTGTAGGTATCTCAAAATTACACGATTCGCCCACCTGTTTAGCTGCGCTTACGCAATCTCTATGAAAATACAGTCCTTGTTCATTGTCATAGAAAAGCCCTTTAACGTCCTCCAAAATACTTTTTGGTGTTTTGTAGTGTTGATATTCACTTTGATGCTGCCACCCTACTTTTCCAATCTTGTTCAATGCGTTTTTAACAACATGGTCTTTTTGCTCAAGATAAAAAGAGTCGCAAATAAGTATTGGCTTGATAAAAGACTTGAATTTATCAATATACTCTTTGAAGTTTAATAGGTAGTTCTTGTCCGTTTCGTTTGATGCCCACCTTACGGTATCTACTTGAAAATAAACTGAATCAAACAACTTCTTGAATTTATTGATAAGGCTTACTGAAAGCTTTGTTGCGCCACCTATCACGCAAATAAGCCCATCGCTGTATTCAAACAAATATTCAAAGGGAACAATTTTGTCTTCGCTGAATACATTTACCTGAGAGTTTATTCTAAGAAGGCTTTGCCAACCTGTTTGGGATTGGACGTAAAGCTTGATCTCAATTATTTCAGAGTCAACCCTTACATCTATTGTTTCACCAATAACAAAAGGTAGGTTGTTTTTCTTACATTCATTTTGAAAGGGCAGTGTGCCAGCCAAAGTATTCTTTTCACAAATACCTAAATGACTTTGTTCTAAAAACAGGGCTTTTTTGACCCAATCATTGTAGTTTTTGGAACCATTGCACAGTTCAAATTTACCCCTCATTCCCAAGTAAGGAAAATCAGATGTCTCTTTATCAGTTGACTTCCCTAAATAGACAAGTTCCTGAAGTTCTATTTCATCCTGCTCAAAATCTATAATGTAGTGACTACCACCGAAACAAGCAGTAAAATGGGTGCATTCGTAGTTATCAAAAACATGAAATTCTTTTTGAGTAACCACTAATTGACCAGATCCGTCTATTAAAGTTTCCCTGTAAGGGAGATTGTAGCAAAGACGGTCTGCAATTAAATAAACATTTTCGTGTTGCTTCTCAAAGGCTATGGAATTAGCCTTCAAATACTGTTCTAAGGAATCCATTTTTTCAATCTGTTTTTTCAATCTGTTTTTAGTTTGTTTGGCTTACGAAAGGATTCTTGACATTTGGTCAAAATTCACTTCATAAGATTCTCCGCTATTTTCTTCGACAAGTGCGGATTCGGAAAGGTAGTTTATTCTCCTGACCTTCCCTACAATATTTTCGTTTTCGTTCAAACTTACTTTCACATCAACGCCTTTGCAGAAGTAATTTCTTACATCCCAATGACGCTGTTTTTCTTTATTAGCTTCGTTTGGATAATAAAATTCAGGAATCCCGTAACCAATAATATCATTAAATACTTTTGCGTAAGCATCCTTAAATGAGAAGATGGAGCTAAGGTTGTTTAATTCAGCAATTTCACCAATCTTTTTCTTTTTCGTCTCTGCTGACCTCTGCCAATACTCCTTGTCTTTTGGAATGGGGTACACCTGCTCTCTTATCCTGCAATAAATATATTCTTTCTGTAAAACCTCAAAAAACTCATGCACGCTTAACTTTCCCATACTTTTTTTTAATCTATTGATATCAATGTTCCCGTGAAAAACTGGATAGGTGTTTTTTTAGCAGACATCATTTTTTTAAATTCTAAAATTGAAACTTCCCCTGCATCCTTTCCGATAGGCGATAAAATTACAAAAACTTTATCAAAGTGCGACTCCAAAGCAAAAGAATGTTTATTTATTACCTTTATTACATCTGGATCAAAACATAAAATAAGATTCAATTTTTCTTGCTTGTTCTTTATTTGCTTAATCTGTCCGTCTGAAATTTTAGCCCCAAAAGTACATACACAAACAAACCCCTCGTTAAAGTTGCAAAAGACCCTATCTACATTAATCTTATCAAAGATACCTTCAACAACAATTATCGTATGAGTTGTTTTGTTTATTTCGTTTAGACCGTACACAAGCTGGGCAAAATCAGTGGACTTTGAATTACTGTACTTTGGAATATCCTTGCCAGTATAATTTCTGCCAACAAGTCCTTTTAACTCATTATTTTGATAGATAGGAAAGACTACATAGTTTGTGTACTTAGGCTCTATTCTAACAGAACCCACTTCATACCTTTCAAAATCATTTTCAGTAAAACCACGCTCATTTATCAAGTAAGAGTCTTGTTTTGTACCGCCTTTGCCATAAAGCCTCTTATAGCCCAAAGGAAGGCTTATTGTAGGCATTTCATTTAAACTAATTTTAAGTTTTTCTTTCACTTCATCAAGCAATCCCAAATCAAGAGGCTTTGTGTAGTTTACCGTATTGGTCAAGTCATCCCTGCCAAGGAACTTTAAGAGCTTATGTATGCTTTGCCCTGCCTCTCCACACTCTTTTTTCCTGAAACAGCCAAAAGGATGGTTGAGCTTACTTATGGATATACCGAACTCATCATGATCACAATAAGGGCAATTGCCATAGACATTGTTACCCTGAACCCTTGCTCCCTTTATGAGCGACTTTAATTCGTCAAGTTTGAGTTTAATCACACCATTTTGTGTTTACTTCTTTTCTTTGTTCAATTCAATATCCCAAAAATGTTTCCTCGTCCTGTGAACATCATAAAACCTTCCAATGTCAAGTGCTTGATAAATATGCCTTGTCCTGCCAAATTTATGAAACCTAAACTTCTCTTCATAAATCCTCAAAACACCCTTGTCGTACTCGTCTTTTGTTTGGTTCAAAGTAATAAAATACGAGAATGGCTTAACAGCAGCTTTATACTCTGCTATATCCGAACGTGTCATAACATACTCAGGGTCGTTCCACTTCATTTCCTTAATATCGTTCGCCTGAGTAGAAGTTAAGGTCGCCATGTGCTTGAATTCAGTAGCAAGGTTGGTTATCTTATTTGCAACATCCTCTCTTCTTTTTCTCTCCCCTGTTTGATCGTTATTATACCTGCCCCTTGAATTGAATATTTCAAGATAGTCAAATATAGCTAAATCCACTTGACCAATTGTTTTTTCTATTTCAACAAGAACCTCTCTGCAATCCTCAATATACATGGAATCAAATTGCTCAGAAGCTATGACGATTATCTCCCCTCCACCCCGAACAATATCCTGATGAACTCGCTTAATCTTGATTTCTTTTTGTGCGGAGACCTGACCGAACTCTATACACTCCAATGAAATAGAAGTCCAGGCAGCATCGTATCCATCCAAACAGTCCTCTTCTGTACCCTCTGCTTGAAAATGCACCACCCTGTTACCGCACCTTGCGTTATGAAGCCCAACCCAACGCTTTAAAGTTGACTTTCCACCACCTGACCTTCCAAGAATAAGAGCCGATGTTCCTCTTTTAATCCCTCCCCGTGTGTCATAATCAATGGAGTCTATTCCAAAAGGAACTTTGCCCATATGTATATCTTCAGGCTTTTTCTGCTTTCT